CACCTTCTACGAAATCACCCCCTACGATGGCGACTGGACAATGGAGGCCGCCAGCGAGGCCGCCCAGCGCTTACTCATCGACAAATTCAGGAAGGAGCGCAAAGCCGTATGAGCACCAACCCTGTTCGCTGCGTCCACGCCGCGGCCTGCCGCGACGTCAAGACCTGCCCTCACCGCGACGAGCACCCCCACCGCGAGGACTGCGCCCTCGGCTTCTGCACCGGAGCGAAACGCCCGGCCAAGTGCGCCGAGAAGAAGGCCACCCCGAACAGCCCCAGCGAGGTGTCCCAATGACCCACGCCGAAGACTTCGACCAACACGCGGAGTTCACCGGTTTTTTCGCCGGAAACGACGGATACCGCGCCGAGTTCCGCTCGATCTGCGAAGACGCCGACAAACGCATCGCCGAACTCGAGGCGCAGCTTGAGGCCGCGCGCAAAGGACGCGCCAGGGCCCTCGACAAATGGAACGAATGGATGTCCAGACTTCATGGATACATGACCAAACTTGCCCAGGAGCGTGAGCGCAACAAGGCGCTAGCTGAGGTCAACTCGACTCTTTTTGTCTCTTTGGCGCGCATGGTGTCCATCGGATACGAACATGAACCTGGTTGCCATCCCTCGGAAGGCATCCACACAGAAGGGTGCAGGCATAAGAGTTCTGCACTAGAAAATGCCATCTCTGCTCTTGATTTATGCAAAAAATCCACCTTCGCTACCAAGCCCTGCACCGAAGAATCCAATGCCATATACCCCGCAGCCGTGCATAACTGGTTCGGCCTTTCTTATGCCTCCTACCTCGTGCTTCCGCGCCTCGTTCTGCAGCACATGCCCATGACGTGGCAGGAAGCGTTCGTCGCCCTCCTGGAGCAGATCGACGAAACCTTCGAGGACTTCAACCCTCCTGGAGGATATCACGTTCGCCTCAAGGGAGAGGACGGAAGGTTCATCCCCCATAAGTGGAACGACTACCGCCACGGAACTCCACCCAACAGGAAGAACCGTACCAGATTCACTCCTCTCGACGACGCGAGCACCGCATCTTTTCCTGGAGGTAAGGTAGACGTCGAAGAACTCTTGGAGAGAACGAGAAGATCGATTTATCAGGCGATGATCATCCGCTCTATGACCGGGGAAAAGGCTTGCGGAGAAGCCATAATAAAGGCGCATGACGATGCATTGAAACATGGCATTGGTGTTGTGATGGTGGGATGTGTGGTCGAACACGTTCCGTTAGGAATAATACTCAACTCACATATTGACTGCAACACCTGCGACCATTTCAACAACGGCCCCCTGTGGCATTGCTACATGTTCGAGAAGAAGCCGCTCGACTGCCAGAAGCACACAGGAAAGGGGAGAATATGACCGTTGTTGAATTTTCCAGAACATTGACGCCGGGAGAGTGGCGCAGGCGCATGGAGCGCAGGACCAAGTACGATATCGTGAGCGACCTGGGACGAACCCTGGACGAGAACGAACGCCTGCGCTGCGAAAACAAGGCCCTGCGAAATGTCGTCGCGTGGATGGAATCAGACATGAAGCGCCGCGTCGGGTTCGGGCCCCTGTGGGAGGTCATGCACGAAGTCCACAAGGGGAAAACGGGGCTCGTTGATGCGGTGCTCAAGGACATCGAAAAGCGAACCTGCGTCGGCCTGTCCGCTTGCGGCGGGCCTTGTGACGATAGCTGCCCATGCAACAGGGAGTAAATCCATGACCACACAGCATGACCTCATCCCCGGCCTGCGCGCCGGTCTGCTCGAAAAGGTCCGCGAGGGCCAACGGCTCATGTCCAACCTCACGACCGGACCCTGGAAGGTCGGCGAGATCGGCGATGGGTGGATGGTGGCGGACTTCGGCCACGGGACTGACGACGAACAATCCCGAGTCATCACGGATTGCGTGCATGCCTCGGAGCTCGACGGCAACCCCAGGTGCGATGCCGAGTTCCTGGTTTGGGCGCGGAACAACCTGCCAGAGCTGCTCCGCGAGGTGGCCGACATGGTCAGCGAGAAGTCCGTGGAGGCCATTTCTCCGCAAGCATGGAAGGAAAGAGCGGAGAAGGCAGATGCCGCGCTGGCGAACCTCGACGGCCGCGAGCACAGGGAGGTGGACAATGGCTGAACGTCCCATCCTCTTTTCCGGCCCCATGGTGCGGGCGATCCTCGAAGGTCGCAAGACGCAGACGCGGCGGATCGTGAAGCCTCCGTTTGAGATGATCGGCAACGGATACCTCGTCAGGCCTGACGGCCACGGGGGGAGATTCGGTCCCTATCCGTGCCCCTATGGCCAGCCCGGCGACAGGCTGTGGGTGCGTGAGAGTTTCTGCCCATTCCCCCCAGACAGGCACTCTTCTGGGCCGAATAGATGGGTAATAATCTACGCAGCGGACGCAACCCAGGCAGAGTTATCCGCCCCAGACGACTATAACCCCATGCTCTACAACTATGAGCGCTGGACGCCCTCCATCCATATGCCGCGCTGGGCCTCGCGCATCAACCTCGAAGTCGTGTCCGTGCGCGTGCAGCGCCTGCAGGACATCAGCGAAGAGGACGCGATGGCCGAGGGAGTTGATTTCGACCATGGGTGGGAAGATGAACCAGGATTTGGATACCTCGATTACCTTTCCGGTCATGATAACTTCTCCCTGCTGACTGCTGTCGAGTCTTTCCGCACCCTCTGGGACTCCATCAACGCGGATCGCGGACACGGCTGGGACAAGAACGAATGGGTCTGGGCCGTCGAGTTCAAGAGGCTGCCCGCATGACCACCCCCCTGCGGCTCCCCATTCCCCGCTCGCTGCACGATGGCCCCGGCCTGATAGTTGACCTCTTCGCCGGTGGCGGCGGAGCGTCCGAGGGCATCCGCATGGCCCTGGGCCGAGATCCCGACATCGCCATCAACCACGACCCCGTGGCCGTGGCCATGCACAAGGCCAACCATCCGACGACCATCCACCACACCCAGGACGTTTGGGCCGTGCCGCCGTGCTGGGCCACGCAGGGCCGCCCCGTTGACCTCCTGTGGGCAAGCCCGGACTGCACGCATTTTTCCAAGGCCAAGGGCGCGGCCCCGACGCGCGACGAGAAGCGCCGAGACCTCGCCTGGGTGGTCGAAAAGTGGGCGCGCGAGGTGCGCCCCAAGGTCATCGCCCTGGAGAACGTCGAGGAGTTCACGACCTGGGGGCCGCTCAAGGGCGGCGTGCCGGTGAAGTCCCAGGCCGGGACCACGTTCCGCTCCTGGGTGGCCAGCCTGCGCCGCCTTGGCTACTCGGTGCAGTGGCGGGAGCTGCGCGCCTGCGACTACAGGGCACCAACCATCCGCAAGCGGCTCTTCCTGATCGCCCGCTGCGACGGACGCCCCATCGTCTGGCCCGCTCCCACGCACGGCGATCCCAAGAGCGAGGCCGTGACGAGCGGAAGGCTCAAGCCCTGGCGCACGGCGGCCGAGTGCATCGACTGGAGCATCCCGTGCCCCTCGATCTTCGAGCGCGTCCGGCCCCTGGCCGAGAACACCATGCGGCGCATAGCCGAGGGCGTCCGGCGCTACGTCCTCTCCGCGGCCGAGCCGTTCATCGTCCGCTTCAACACCGGCGCGGTGGGCCACGGCCTGGACGAACCGCTCCGGACCGTGACCGCCGGTGGACATCCGAAGCGGCCGAGCACCGGCACGGACATGGGCATCGTCGTGCCCTCCATCGTCAACCTGACCCACGGCGGGCGCATCGAGCCCGGCGACGAGCCCCTGCGCACGATCACCTGCGCGCACCGGGGGGAAAAGGCCGTGGTCGCGCCGTACCTCGTGCCCCGCTACGGCGAGCGCGAAGGACAGTCCCCGCGCTGCCGCAGTGTGCTCGACCCGCTGGCGACGGTCGTCACCACGGACAACGGCGGGCAGCTCGTCTCTCCGCTCCTCGTTGGTGCTGGCGGTCCTGCCTACGGCGGGAAACCCGTGGCCGCCGACAAGCCTTTCGGTACGCTCATGACCGAGAACCACCAGGCCGTGGCCGCCGCCTTCCTGGCCAAGCACTTTACGGGCGTGGTGGGCGCGGACGTGCGCGACCCTGCACCCACGGTGACCACCATTGATCACAACGCTCTCGTGGCTGCGCACCTACAGCGCGACTTCGGCGTGGGCGTGGGCCACGCGGCAGACGCCCCGTGCCGCACCACGACCGCAGGAGGCGGCGGCAAGAGCCGCCTCGTGACCTCACATCTCGTCAAGCTGCGCGGAACCTGCCGCCACGGCCAGGACAACCGCGAGCCCATGCCCACGGTGACGGCCGGCGGCACGCACATCGGCGAGGTCCGGGCGTTCCTGGTCAAATACTTCGGCACGGCCATCGGCCAGGCCTGCGACGAGCCGACGCACACCGCGACCACGAAGCACCGCCTCGGCCTCGTCACCGTCGAGATCGGCGGCGAGCCCTACGTCATCGCGGACATCGGCATGCGCATGCTCCAGCCGCGCGAGCTCTTCCGCGCCCAGGGCTTCTCCGACGACTACATCATCGACATCAAGGTGGACGGAAAGCCCATTTCCAAGGCGGCCCAGGTGCGCCTGTGCGGCAATTCCGTGTGCCCCGACATGGCGTGCGCCATCGTGGCCGCCAACGTGCCGCAGAAGGCGAGGGAGGCGGTGTAGGATGAGCGCTTACATCGGCCTGCACGACTCGGACGCCACGGCGTTCCCAAACCTCGCGTTGATGAAACTCTCCGCGTGGCACAAGGCCAGGGGCGACAGGGTAGAGCCGTTCCTCCCCCTGAATGCCGCGCTGTATGATGTCGTGTACTCCTCGAAGGTATTCACCTTCACGCCAGAGAGCCCCTACCTCCCGCCGCAGACCGTGATGGGCGGGACGGGATATGACGTTTCATCCGCTCTCCCCACCGAGATAGAGGGCATCCGGCCGGATTACTCGCTCTATCCGGGTTGCGACTACGCCGTCGGCTTCCTCACGCGCGGCTGCATCCGGGCGTGCCCCTGGTGCGTGGTTCCTCGCAAGGAGGGGGCAATCCGCGCCTGCTCGACGGTCGAAGAGATCGCCCGCCATGACACACGGAACATCGTTTTCATGGACAACAACGTCCTGGCCCACGAGCACGGATTGCGCGAGATAGAGCGACTTGCCGAGATGCCCTACCGCGTGGACTTCAACCAGGGGCTTGACGCGCGGATCATCGCCGCCGACGAGGGCGTGGCCCGCCTTCTTGCCAGACTGAAATGGTACAGGCCGCTTCGCCTTGCCTGCGACAGAGCGGAACAAATCCCGCACGTCCGGCGCGCGGTTGAACTGCTCCGAAAACACGGCGCGAAGCCCTCACGCTTCTTCTGCTACGTGCTGGTCCAGGACATCGAGGACGCCTTGCAGCGCGTGATGTTCCTGCGTTCCATCAACGTGAACGCCTTCGCGCAGCCTTACCGGGATTTTGAGAACGCGGCCCATCCAACCGATGAACAAAGGCAATTTTCCTGGTGGTGCAATCGCCACCTCTACCACAACCTGACTTGGACAGAATACCGCGTGATCAAGGGATGGGCCGCATGAGCGCCCCCGTCAACTCCATCCTGCGCGGCAACCTGCTGGAGGTGAGCGCATGATCTACATCCCCCTCCTGTTCGGCCCGGGCGTGCTCATCTTGAGCGGCTTTTGCCGCGAGGCCTTCCATGAGAAGTACGCGCTGAATGCCGCCGCGATGGCGCTTATCATTGCCGCGATTGTGCTGACGATGTTGGCGTGTTCTGGCGTCATGGCTGGCCCCCTCTACGCCGTCCGGTCCCGCATCTGCCAGTCGCCCTTGCCGCCTTCACGCTCGACGGTGACGTTCCGCGTGGCCCCGCACTTCGGGCATCGGAGGTCGTAATGCATAAGCGTCTTGCTGGAGTTTGCCATTACCCACGTCTTTGCCACGCAGGGCATACCGCAGCACATGAACATGGGCGATTCGTCGCTCAGGGACTCGGGGTTGATCTCGAACGGCATGGGAGCCTCCTTTTTCGTGCCAAGTACCATAGCCGCGCGGAAGCGCAAACCACAGCATGACCACCTACGCCACCGATATCGACACCTGGGGCTCGGAAGAGCAGTCTCCAGCCTACCCCCTCAAGACGGAGGTTCTCGCCGTGTTCTGTCGCACGATCTGCCCGTTGAGTTGCCGCCACGTCGGAAAGGCAAGCGGCGACATCGGCCGATGCGCCTACACGCGAGAGGCCCTGGAGAGGCGGAATGCATTACGAGCGCAGAATGGGGGCACAAATGGGGGCACACAATCCATGTTGCCACCAATTTAATTATTAAAAATATAGCTTTAATCAATATTTTTGGTTCCCGCCGCCTCCACCATTTCAAAATCCAGAGACGTTTTTTACGTCAGATAGGTCGAAGAAGAGCCCCGGAAATCGGGGCTTTTTCAGTTTCTGCATGTCTAGTTTGTCCGATACTGTCCATTGACAGCCGAAAAAATTGGGGGCACATGCGGGGGCATGGAGGCACAGGGAGGCCTCCTTCGACGAAATGTGCCCCCAGGGTGGCGGGCCGGGATGTTCATGGATATGCCCCCAAGGGGGATCGGAGGCAAGAGACCATGCCGCTTACCGTGACCGAGATCAAGAACGCGAAGCCCCGCGAAAAGACCTATCGGCTGCACGACGGCGGGGGTATGTATCTGGAGATTTTCCCCGCTGGCGGGAAATACTGGCGCCTCAAGTACCGCCACCAAGGGAAAGAGAAGCGCCTGGCGCTCGGGGTCTTTCCCGAGGTATCCCTCGCCGATGCACGCGAGAAGCGCAGCGCGGCACGAAAGATGATTGCTCTTGGCGAAGATCCAGCCGATACGCGCAAGTCGGACAAGAAATCTGCAACAGAGGCCGCGGCCACCTTCGAGTCCGTGGCCAAAGACTGGCACAAGCGACAGTGTACAGGATGGACCGCCAGCCATGCCAATACGGTATTGGACCGCCTTGAGAAAAACGCCTTCCCCTGGATCGGATCGACGCCGGTTTCCAGCATCGAGGCCCCGGCTATCCTCGCCCTTCTCCGGAGGATAGAAGAGCGTGGCGCGCTGGAGACGGCCCACCGCGTTCGCGGCGTAATCGGCCAAGTCATGCGCTATGCGATTGCTTGTGGCCTGGCCATGCGCGACCCGGCCGCCGACCTCCGAGGAGCGCTTCCCCCCACGAAGAAATCGCACCACGCGAGCGTCACCGACCCGCAGGACATCGGCCCCCTGCTCCGCTCCCTTCATTCCTACAAGGGCACTTTCGTCGTCAGGTGCGCGCTCCGTCTTGCCCCGCTTGTGTTCACGCGGCCCGGCGAGCTTCGGCATGCAGAATGGTCGGAAATCGACTTTGACGCGGCCGAATGGCGCATCCCGGCCGAGAAGATGAAGGTCGAACGACCGCACATCGTCCCGCTTTCTAGGCAAGCCGTGGCCATCCTGCGCGAAGTGCAGCCCTTGACCGGGTCTGGACGTTACGTCTTCCCCTCCATGAGGAGCTCAACGCGACCCATGAGCGAGAACACCGTGACCGCGGCGCTTCGCCGCATGGGATACAGCAAAGACGAGATGACAGGACACGGATTCCGCAGCATGGCCTCGACGCGACTTCACGAACTCGGATGGACCCCGGATGCAATCGAGAGGCAACTCGCCCACGTCGAGGGCAACAAGGTGAAAGCTGCCTACAACTACGCGGAACACTTGGCCGAGAGGCGCCACATGATGCAGGCCTGGGCGGACTACCTCGACGGGCTCAGAGGTGAGTTATAGCCGCCATTGCCTAGTTGCGCGCCTCTGGCGTCTATTCCTGGGCCATCAGTTCCACCTTACGCTCGGCGGCAATGATCCCCTTGGAGATAAGCAGGTCGAGCCCGTCCGAGAGTCGCGGGCTGTCCAGGTCTATGTCCGTGTAGGTACTGACCTCGACGCGAAGAACGGCGATCTCAGGGTCAGTGGAAAGGGCGTAGGATTGAAATTCGATGGACGTGAAACGCTGCATGAACTCGGCGACTGTCAGGGTCATGCGCGGGCATGGAGTTTGGGTTTCCCACGCCGTAGCGATGCGCTGCACGTAGCACTCGTCGACCACGCGCTCAGATTCCCAGGCCGTTGCGATGCTCCCTTCGGGCACAGGGGTATTGTCGTCGTCGATGTAGGTCAGGATGCCGAACGACGCAAAGAGGTCCTCCGCTGGGCGAACAAGGACGTTCGACCCCCAAGTGACGCCATTGATCTGGAAATCTTTCATCTTGTTGAGCGTATCCCCGTTAGGGAGTTTGAACATCGGGCGCATCGTGGTGGCCTCCTTTATTGTGCGTTGGCGTACTTGAACGGCTGTTCGTCCGTGGTTCCGGTCCATGTGTTCGTCCCCGTGCTGTTGTAGCTCGTGGACGAGGTGATGATCTTGAACCCGTCTGCGATCCTGATCGCATGAGTGCCCCACGTCACCGCGTTTCCGTTGATGGTCAGCGTGTCGAGCGGTCCGTTCGTGAATACGCAGGGACCGTCAGTGGACGCATTCCCGGTGAAAGACCCGCTTGTATCGATGGTTTCGTCTACGAGGTTAACGGCACTCGGAGAAAGGAATCCTGTTGGGACAGTATAGGTGAATCCAGTAGCGCCAGACTTGAACAGGAACGTGGCGGACTGGTTGTTAAAAATGGGGAACAATGCGCTGGTCGGTATGCCCGTCATGGTCGGGTTTGTTCCGGCGGCCGGGTCGCCAGTGAAGCCCCCGGATGAATTGAGCCAGCCAGATGCATTGCCGATCCAGAAGTTTCCATTCTTGTAGGCAAAACGCCATACATTACCCGTTCCCCATCCAGTACCTGACACCTGAAACAGCAGCGATCCGGCCTTCCAAATGTAAGTCAAGTTGTTTTCTGAGTGGTAGTATGCTCCGTAGAAATATGCCGATGAAGTTAGCGCTCCAGCAAGCGGTGCTAACTTGGTTCCAAGACCAGCATTCAAATAGTTTACTGCTTCGGCGGACATCTCGAAGTACAGTCCATCGAATGCTTCAAAAGTAGCCCGGACAGTGTACTGGTTTCCCCCGCTCGTGCGCGTATTTCCGTTTGTAAGGGTGAGACTCGCGTTCTTGTCATATGGATTGAGCGTACAGTGGTTGTTTGTCGGAGTGTCGATGGATTGTACCGGGGAACCCTGCGGGGTGAAGTTGTTCCCGTTCCCGGATGAGTCAAGGCCGAGCGACCCGCTGTTCGCAAATCGCAGATCGAAACCAGCGGCCCCGTATGGCACGGAGTATCCCTTGACGTAGGTCACGCCACGCTTGATGCCTGTGAAGTTCGCAGCCTCGTCCGTTCCGGAGCACACGGCCATGCGGGTGATGACCCCATCGAAGTAGTTGGTCCCATCATAGCCGATGGCAGCCGATGCGAGGTCCGCTGTGGTGAGGGATGCAATCACCTCCACCCCGTTGACCCACACTCCGGAAGGCCCCCAGCAGATGATGTAATGCGCCGTGGGGTCGCGGAAGACGGCGGTGCTTGTGGAGCCGAAAGCCACGAGCTGGTCGCTCGCGTTGAAATAAATCTTGTTTCCCAGCAGCGGGGAGACTGCACCGAGCTTACCGCGCTTGCAGACGATGAGACCGCTGCATGTGGCCGATGTCGTATAGGTGCGCGTGAAGTACTGATGCGTTGTCGCGGCAGCATCGAGTGCTACGGAATAATCCAGCAGGTAAAGCCAGAAGCCGTCGTCTGCCAGGTCGTCCCGCATGAACTCGAACAGCGCGGCCTCCGGGTAACTCATGGCTAGGCCCTCGCCTTGAACTTCACGCGCGGCTTCGTCTCCGCGCCGTCGCGCCAGACCCAGCAGCGCCGCGTTCCCGTGGCCGGGTCGGCGTCACCTTCCAGGTCGTAGTCGCTGGCGCTGATGCCGAGAGCGTGCTCACCGGATACGAGGATGCAGACCGGAGCGCACTTCCCGCTCGGGATGATACCGGCGGGAAGCGTCCTGTCTGCGCCCAGGGTCCAGTAGAAAAAGTGCCCCAGAGCCACGGTAAAGACCGCGCTTCCGGGACCGGTCGGAGGCGCTGCGTCGGTGAGTTGCACAGGGGTCATGGTGTACCCGGCGGTGAAATCCTTTGTCTCGTCGGCCTTGACTATGGCCGCATCGTAGGCCTGCACGATGCTGCCAATGTCACCCGGACGAAGAGCGTCTGCCGGGACGCTTGCGGCCGCCGCTTCTGCCGCCGCCTGGGCGTCCTCGGCAAGGCCCTGCGCAACGACGGCCGCGTCCCGCGCCGTCCCGGCCTGCCCGGCGCTCGTCGACGCCGCGCTCGCGCTCGCGGCTGCAGCCGCGGCCTGTCCTTCAATGTCCTCGAAGGTCAAGGCGTCCGGTGACGTCACAGGGGCCTTGACGCAGCGGTCGAGCTGCTCCTGCAACTGCTGGTCGATCATGCGCCCGCGGTCGAAGGTGCGCTCGATCAAACTGAGGTCAATCAAGTCCATGTTTTCAAAGCCGGTGGGCTGCGTGATGGCGATGCTGCGCGAGATGGTGATGCTGCGCCCCTCGGGCATCGGGCTCCCGGAAATTGGATAGGTAACGCTTCCGGTGCTGCCGCTTCCCCCCGTCACGGTGTAGTCGGTCGATTCCACCAGCGTTTCCGCGTTACTCCCGTCGTCGTCGGAGACGAGCACAACGAGATCCGAGGACAGGTAAAACTTGAAGTCGACGGGCCACTCAACCGTGACTCCGTTCCCCTGGTACTGGACGCGAGAGTTGCTGGTATCCAGCGTCATTTCTTCTTCCTCCGTTCCGCGTAGATGAGCCTGCGCGGGTCATGTGTCTTGCCATGCGCGAAGTCCAATGCCCCATCGGCGAAGACGATGGCCGCTCGCGAGGGAAGGCCCCACCAATACCCTGCGAGCATGGTGAGCATCTTCGCTGTTCCGGCCCGCCATTCCTCGTCGTTGAGGTTCACCCCGTCCTTCGCGATCTTCTGCCCCAGGCGAACCAGCGTGGCCGGCGCGTCGGCCACGGGCGAGACGTTGTAGCGGAAGCCAGAAACGACAGGACCGGCCACGTCGCGCACGTAGGGGATGGTCGCCAGGGTATACCCGGCTATGGAGCGACCGGCCCAGCGCAGGGCCTTGTCCTTGTCCGGAGGTTCGCCATCCGTGATGACCTGGCCGACCAGGGCCGGGACAACGAGAATCCACCAATAGGCGCGGGCCAGGTCGAGCACGGCGCGCGGATCGCGCAGGTACTTGCGGTGCGACTCGGCCAGCATGTTGTATGTGCCGTTGAAAAAGGTGTAGAACATGGTCAGGGACTTGCGCAGTTCACTCCCGCGCTGCGCCTCGGCCAGGTTCAGGGCCGAGCCGGTGGGCTGTGTGCGCCTCACCACGCCATCGGCGTACTCCACGGCCGAGGCCTCATCCATTCCCTTCTCGTCCATGGCCAGTTTGTAGGCACCGAGCCAGGAAGAATAGGCCACCACGTTGTCGATCAACGCGAAGAAAGCGAAGTAGAAGTCTTTAACCTGCCGCTTCCATTTCATGTCGGCAGGATCAAAGCGGCCATAGGCCGCCATCACGTCACGGTCGAACGTCTTCTGCCGGGCCTTCATGGAGGGCGAGAGGTCGCGTACGAACTCTCCGGCCTGCCATGGATCAGTCATGTAGGCCCCAATACCCCGCATGGTGGGCATGAAGCCGATGTCCTGAATGGTTTGGGTGAAACCGACCACGTTCTGCGTTGCCGTGGTCAGGCGCATGCCCATGGCCACATACGCGGCATTGCGCCGCACGCGGCCCACCCACTTCTCAATCTTGCTTGCGGGCTCGCGCTGGGGCGCGGCGATGTTCTGCAGCCACGGCCGTATCTGCCGCCAGACCTCCTCGCCGTGCGTCTGCGATACGAGGTTGCGGAAGGACTCGGCCGAGGCGAGCTTGTTCACGTCGCGCACGGGTATCGAATGGGTGATGTCGTGGACGGTCTGCACCACATGGCGGCCGATGACGCCGAAGTCGAGCAGCGGGGCCTCGCGCCCCCCCTTGCGCTCGATGCGGTGGCCGTGCTCGGTCCCAGGAGAGCGATAGGCGTTGAAGGAGTTGAGCCTCTCCTCGCGGAATGAGGCGTGTTTGTCCGCGAGCAGCGAGAGTTCGCGGTCGAAGGCCAGGGGGAAGTATCGTCCGGACACTTTCGCCAGCTTCTTCCCGGTGAGTTCCCGGTGCACGCGGTCCAGATCGGGGAACAAGGAATCGAGGATGTTCCAGACGTCCTCGACCACTTTCTTTTCCTCGGCCGTGAGCGCGGCGTTGATGGCCGCGATTTCCTTGTCCTCAAGGAGGTATCCCTCGCGCAGGGCCGCGAGGTTGCCCTCGTTCCCTGAGTTCAGGGCGACCATGATCATTTCCTCGCGCGTCCACATGCGGTCGACGCCGTCGACCTTGTTCCGCTTGGTGCGCATCTCGCGCATCTTCGAGGCGAACGGCGCAAAGACCTCATCTAGTTTCTTCTGCACGGACTCCCCAAGGCGCAGCTCCGCGTCCTCGGCCTTCTTGAGCGGCTGGAAAAGCCAGCGGTGGACCGCGCCTTCCTTGTCTCCGTCCAGAGCCCGGAAGATGAACTCGGGTTTGAGCAGCGTGGCGTGGAACTCGCTCGCACCCTGCATGAAGCGGGCGAAGGGCCCCTTGCGTCTGGCGGAAGGTGGGGCGGGTTTGTGGTCTCCGGGCACTGGTTTCGTTTTGAGCGCACCCAGGATGCTTTGCGCCATCTCTCCCTGGGCACGCTGCACCGTGGCATCGCGGCTGGCGGCCAGCAGTTTCCCCGCGCGGGCCCCGAGGAAGGCGATCTGCCGCGCGGTCTCGAACATCTCGCGGAAGTCCTCGGTGCGCAGCGCTCCCCAGGGAATTGTGTACAATGGGTTGGCGAACCGTTCGGAAACGGTTTCCGCCGCCTCGACTTCGCCCTCCTCCCTGAGAAACTTGGCGAGATTCTGTGGCCGCTCGTCCGTGCCCTGGCCAAGACCGAAGCGAGCCAGGAAGGCGTCGAACTGCCCTTTGAACTCGGGCTCCATGTTGCGGCGAGCAAGCACGCTCACGCTCTTGAGTTTGGCCTGCACCTCGCGCCGGACGCGCACCACCTCGCGCAGTTGGATAGCCACCATGCGCTGCGTTTCAAGAGCATCGCGCGCGCCTGCCCGATCTCCGGCCTCGAAGAGGCGGCGCACCTCGGCCTGCGCCTTCTCGTGGTCGCGCGCGAGCTGCTGGCCGGACTTCAAGACTTCGGAAACAGGCGTGCGGCCGAAGTTGTAGCGGTAGGCATCGCGGTCTGCCTCGTCGCGCATACGCTCCATGCGGCGGCCGAGTTGCTCGTCCATGATGTCCGCCTCGGCTTCGAGCAGGGAGAAGTAACTGTCGAGCATGGCCCCGCCCTGGGCTCGGTCCATCTCATACCCGGCACGCAGGCTGTCCAGAACCGCGCCCTTGATTTCTCCCTTGGTCGGGGCGTCCAGGATGGCCGAAATGAGTTCATCGTCCGTCTCGATGGCCTGGTCGATCTCTCCGGCGGCGCGCATGTCCATCACGAACTCGTCGGGGAAGACCTTTCCTTCCTTGCGCACCAGGCCGATGCGCTTGCGGTTGAGCTCGCGCACGACGTCGGCGCTGTATTGCTGCATGAGCCAGTCGGAAGGAATGCCGCCCGCCTTGACGATGTGGTCGATGATCCGCTGCACGGAATGTCCGGAGGCCACGTCTTCCGCCTCGCGCTTCCAGGCGGCCTCCAGGCGGCGCATCTCCACGCGGTCGCGCCGCGCGATCCGCTCGTCAGCCCGCCGCTCGGCCTCGGCCCTGAGGTCGTCGTATGTCTTGATGTCGGAGACGGGGCGCGGGGCTCCAAGACTTTCGAGCGTGTGCTCGGCCTCCTCGACCATGAACGGGTTGGCAATGCGCAGTCGGACACGCTCGGCCCGAGTCGTGAGCATGCGGTCGAAGACGCGCCGGATCTCGGGGGCAACGCGCACGGAAGTACCGGAAATGGCGCCGTAGATGTCGAGCATCCACTGCTTGAGTTTGGCGAAGACCAGGGCCAGACGCGGGGTGGGCGCACGGCCCTGCATGACGTAGGCCTCGAAGGAGGAGGCGAAAGCCTCTTCCTCGTCCACGCCCCAAACTCCTTTCTCGACGCCGAAGTGCCCTTCGACCACGGCGAGATCGTCCGGGGAAAGCTGGCGCCGGAGCATGTGTCCGGTTTCGTGGATGGCAGAGGAAACGTCCGCAGACTCGAACAGGTGCAGCAACGCGCGGGATTCATCCACGAACTGCACGGCGGCCTTGTCGGTCTGGTAGAAGGTGTTCGTGATCTGAGCGTGATCATCCGCGAAGATGACGTAGTTGTGCGACCCGATTCCAGATTCACGGCTTATTCCGTCAAGGTAGCGTAGACCGGGAATGCCGATGGAGTTGAGGTATTCTGAAGCAGCACGTTCTGATCCAAACAGTGGAGCGAGCACTGTTCGGTATAGTCTACGTCCGTTAAAGTTCGGTTCTCCTGTGTATTCATCAAAACTATTGATATATTTTTTTAAAATGTATTGCCTACCATTTTTCTCAATAGGAGTAGAGTTTTCCAATTTGTCAGTAACATATGCACTTTGTTCAGAAAGAGGCTTATCCCAATCGAATAATTTTTCTTCGTTCGGTATTTCTACTTCATACAGTTGACCGCGATGTCTATCTAATTGGAAATATCCCCTTTCTTTTGCGTTATTGTAATCATTGATGCTATTATATGTCTCTGGCTCTCTGTCCCACTCGTCTTGCATCTCAAGCCATACATCATTCTCGATTTCTTTTGCATAGTCATCATTAAGATATTCACCGCGTTTTATGATACTATCTTTCCACTCTTCCGTTCTTTTTTTAAATTCATTAAGTCCTAATTCTGTAGGTTGAATAGAATTTGCTCTTGATAAATATTTTCTATAATATTCTGCTATTTCCTTTTTGGAAGTGAAATACATTCCCCATCCAAACGCCTGCATTCCCTCTCCAGTTCCCATCATCTGTGTCGTGAAGCGGTCAAAGCGATGCGGTGAACCATGAAACGCAGACTGGAAAAGAACGCTGGGAGCGTTCGGCCGTGCCTCCCCTTCCTTCTGGCCAGCCATGAGCAGGCGCGCGGCATCTTTCAGGGTGCGCTCGATGTCCTCTTCCGTGAGATCCACGAGGCCAGCCTCGCGCAGGAAGTCGCGCACCACGGACACGACGCGCCGCCAGACGGCCTCCTCGGGGGCGGTCAGGGCCTCGTCAAGGGCCAGCTTCTCGGCCATGCGCGCCACGGCCTCCTCGGCCTGCAGGGTCCACCCTTCGGCCTCGGTGTCGATCCCGAGCGTGCGCGCCGCGTCCTCGAGGAAGAGCGTCAGGCGGTCGTCTCCCAGCAGACGGCGCAGGCCGTTGTGTGCGACCTGTTCATGCAGCCAGACTCGGGCGGCCTCGGCCGCGTCAGCGATGGCCTCGGGGAAGTAGTAGGCCGTGCCGCTGGAAGGATCGAAGCGTGCGGCCAGGCGGCCCACATCGTCGTCAGCCTTGCGCAGGTGTTCGGGCAGTTCTTCCGGGGTGGCCAAGAACTCGGCCCGAGAAGCACCGGGAATCCGCTCGTGCAGTCCCTGTAACAGGGCCTTGACGCCGGATGCAGCCGGGCTTATCTCTCTCCTAGAGAAGGTGTCTTGGCTGTCGTCCCGTCCTTGCGACGGGCTTGGGCTAAGGCCGGAGACGCCGCCGGTACCCAAGCCCTTCTCTATCTTCGCAACGTGTTCATCCTTCCATTTGCCCACCCGCGCCGCACTGTCCTCGAAAAAACTGGCCACGTAGACAACTGGACCATTCTTGGTACGCGCGACCTCGGCAATGATGACCCGCGCCCGGTCTCCCTCGTGCTGTACGATGGCCACGGCCTCGCCTCGGTAGGCTTTCGGTCCGGGGCCCAGCCGGAAAACGTCGTCGGCGCGCTGCATCGTGTCGGGCAGGATCGCCCAATCCGCGGCCGTGAGCTTGTGGCGCGTCTGTCCGTGGCGAATGGTATGCGAGGCGACCCGCACCTCCGCGCCTTCGGGACGCACGCCGAGCGCCTTGCCGATCCCGTCGACGAGTGACTCCGGGGCCGGGCCCTGGGAGAAATATTGTTCCTTGCGCCCGGCGTCCGGGTTATCCAGCGCGAATTGCGCGAACTCCTCGATATTCGCCGCCGTGCTGCGCTTCATGGCCGCTTGCGCCAAGACCTCTCCTCCGGCCACGTCCTCGGGCCGCGAGATGCGTACGCCGGCCAGATGCTCGGAATACCACTCCTCGGGCTTGCGTCCGTTGTTCTCGGCCCAGACCGTGGCCAACTGCCACCACATCGCGCCGACTGCCGAGGCCTGATCCTCGGTGATATTCGGATGGTTGCGCAGAACGGAGGCGGCTTCGTCGGCGATGCGCCGTCCCTCGGCCACGGCCTCGGGAGAAGAGTTTACCGGGTGGCCAGGCTGCGCGGCATCCACAGCCGCGACCTCGGCCGCCGCTTCCGGCGACTGCCAGGGGATGTTCCCCATCTCGAACGCGGTTTCGGGGGAATGCGCAGTTCCAGGGGCGGACGTCGCCACGTCCTCGGCAGCAGCCCCCCCCACGCCTTCGGCCGAGGTCTTTTCCGTGGACACATCCGGGCCCAGGTCGGACGGGGCGGAAACGGAAACTTCCCCTGCTCCGGACTGCACCTTCCCCACTTCTATTCCCGCCCGAGCAGCGTGCCCAGGCAAGGACATGACGGTGAAGGCCTTGACCGACTCGACGGCCGTGTCCTTGAGGCGCGCGGTGATGTCCTCGATGCTCGCCGGGTCGAGTTCCGTTCCGTATAAATAATTATTCACCGCCTTTGCGCCCTCTCCGAAGGCGACGTCGGCCATTTCTTGGAGAACCTCCTGCCCCGTCTCCTCGGCCACGGTCAGGCCGTACTCGCCAGCCCGGCGGCCAAGCGCGGCCAGCACGGTGCGGGGATTTTGGAGCATCTTGGTCAGGGCCGCGCGCGAAGCCTGCTTGAACACGGCCTCGGAACCGGGGATGGTCTTGAGCAGCGTCGTGATCTGCGCCGACTCCAGAAGAGATATGACCATGCCACCACCAGCCGCCATTCCGGTGGCGATGCCAATATTCAACTGCTTGCCGTTCTCGTCCTTCCAGTCGAGCATCTCGTCGAGCAGGAGGCCGGTCTCGATCTTGTATATTTCATCGCTGGACTCATACGATCCGACGATGCCGAAGCCGAGCGCCGCCGCGGCGGGAACGGTGACGATCTCCTCGGGGAACGCGGCCTGTGGCCCGGCCTGACCGGCCGCCGCTGCAATCGCGCCAAATCCCATGGCGCCCTTGAGTCCGCCGCGAGCGTAGGCCTTCATGCCGTGCCACATGACCGGCCCCATTTCCGCCGCCGACCTGGCCGCAGACTTCCACCAACCGCTGATCTCGGGACGCGCGGTCATGCCCGACTTGATACGGGCGACCTCGGATTCACTTTCAGGCGTGAAGCCGGTCTCGGCCGCCTGCCGGTAGCGCAGCAGGCCGAGTTCCTTTTGCGACTCGCCGCGCTTCCAGGCGTCGGAGATCATCTCGCCCCAGCCCGGCTCCCCGCGGTCGGGAAGCGTATCGAGAAGCGACCTTCGGGCCGCGTCGTCATCGCTCATGCCAGAGAGGGTCCAATCGTAGGCCTGCTCGGTCCTGACCAGCGAAGAAGGCAGGGGGCGCGATGCCGCCGGAGCGTTCGCGGGCCTGGAGTCTAGGGAGAGACCTCCAGCGCCTTCTTCCTGGTCGGGAAGCGCGGAGAGGTCGACGCCGGAGAGGGACAGATCGTTCATTTCTTCGCCTGCTGCTGCTTCCACACGGCCATGATGTTCGCCTCGCTCACGGGCTTTTTGTTCTCGCGTAGGAAGGTGGAGATGCGTTCGCGGTCAGAAAGCGGTATGTCCGCAGGAGTTGCGCCCTTGTTGCGCGTGTGCGGCTGGCGTCCAGGGAACGTGCCGCCCTCGAACATGCCCTTGATCTTCCTGTCGCCCTTGAAGAACACGGCGTTCGGGTCGCTGCGCTCCATGAGCTCGGCGGCGCGGTCGTAGACCTGCATGCCCGCGAGGTCTTCCTCTTCCGCGTACCAATCCAGGGTCCGCACGAACTCGGGGAACAGGTCGAGCATGTCCTGATCGTCCTTGAACGTGTCCTTGTAGAGTTTGTAAGACTGCTCCCAGGGGTTGAAGCCGGGAGGCACACTGGCCTTCTCCAGCTTGGCAACGTACTTGTCGGCGTCCTTTGCCGAGAGCCCGTTGCCCTCCAGGGCGAGAATCTGGCTCTTGTCCGTGATCTCGCCCGTGCGGATTCCCTGGATAATCTTCGCCTCGACTCCGGCGTCGGTCTTGAGGGCGCTCCCGCCCTTACCAACGGCGGACGTGATCTTGGAGCGGAACTCGTAGTCGAGCACCTCGGAGCGGTCGACGATGCGCTGCGCTTCCTCGAAGTTTCCACTGCGCATGGCCTTGAAAATGGCGTCCTGCTCCTGGCGCTCGGTCTTGGCCAGGGATTCGGCCCTCGCCTGGCGCTGCGTGGCCGCGCGCGCTCCAAGCAGGCGCAGGACGGAATTGCGCTGCCCCAGAGACAGCTTGCGGCCGTCCGGGTTGTTGTCCGGGTCTTCAAACCACCGCACGGCCTCCTCATGGTCGGTGAAGCGCTTGTCGGCCCAGGAGTACGCGGATTCGACGGCCTGCTCGTCCATGGCTGCCGCCGCCTTTTCCTCGGCCTTCGCCTGAAAGGCGATGCGGCGCGTGGGGTCAAGGTAGCGGTACTTCTCCGGATCGCGCAGGGCGGCCAAGGCCGCGACGGGGTTTGCCGAGAGATCGCGTTGTACGAGGTAGGTGTCCGTGGATTCCAGGAATTTATCCGCGGTCTGCTGCGCTTCCTGCGCGGAGATGATTCCCGCCTTGTGCTTGGCGTCGATGTCTGCCAGAGCGCTTTGCCGTAGATAGTCGATGTCTCCCTGTTCTTTGGCGAGAGGCAGCGCTCCGACGTAGGTTTCAAGACCCTGCGAGAGCGTGGCCCGGCCCTGGTCGACGATCTTCTGGCGCTGGAGCCGTTTCACGGCAATGCCCGTGCGCAGGCTCGAATCCGCGAACCAACTCCCCCAGGCTGCTCCGACGCGATCATGGCCGGAGAGAGCTTGGCGCGTCTCCTCCTCGATGCTGGCAACCCCCTCGCTCCACTTGCGGCCGATCTCGTCCGGGTCCTGTTCCCCTTCCAGGGAGGAGTAAAGTTCGTTCAAACGCGAGAAGGACTCGGTCTTGGTCTTGGAATAGAGGTTCTCGCGCTGCGCCGCCTCGAATGGTGAGGATATCGCGTCCAGTGTCGTGAGCAGGTCGCCCGCGACACCCATGCCTGTTCCCGTCGAGACAGGAAGGCGCGGCCCCTCGGAGGGGGAAAGCATGGGGGCGCCAATACCAAGGCCGGAAGAGTCGGGAATCTTCATCACAGCCCCCTATAACTCCGGTATGTCTTCGCCCCGCCAGCGAGCAGCGTGGTTGCCGTGTCGGCAAATCCCTGCGTGCGCGCACGCCTGGCCTGCATGCCGTAGATTCCAGCCTCGGCCATGCGGCTGCTGTAGGAACTCTCGCCGCCGTATCGTGCCGCCGCGGCCTCACTGCGCCCGGTGTAGTCCAGAGAGAGCAAGTCCTGTTCGTGCTGCACGGCCAGGCCGGACATGATCTCCAGATCGGAGAGCCCGCCGCCGTCCTCGGCCGCGAGGAGCGTGCGCCTTCGCGCCTGCTCGCGTTTGAACTCGGCCTCGGAAAGACCGGCCTCATAGGCGTAGCGCTGCTCAATGGAGAGGGCGTTGCGCTCGCCTATGAGCCGCGCCTGCTCCGCGTCGTATTGCGCCTGGTTGGCGTTGGCCTTGAGCATGGCCTGCTGCTGCTGGCTGCTTGAAAAGGCGTTCACTCCTCCGATCAACGTGCCGCCTGCTCCGAGCGCGGTCATAGCCCCACCGGCCGTCAGCGCGCCACCTGCACCGATGATCCCGGCCGTCGCCGGAACGGCCTCGGCGATGACGATGCCTTCGGACATGATGGCGGGCAGCGCGGCGGCTCCGAACAGAGTCTCAGCCATGACACCTCCTCACGCAGCGCACGAAAACGCCCTGCGGGTACTGATGTTCTCCGGACTCCGGAAGGAAGCCGAAGAGCGCGGCGAAGCGGAATCCCTGGTCGAAGCCCTTGGCGACGTAGGCCTCGCACTCGTCCAGTTTGTATTCCTCGATCAAACTGCCCAGCACGCGGCGGATCGCCTTGCACGCGCCCAGCGTGGCGCGCTGCAGCCGCTCGTGGTCCACGAAGGCCAGGGCCTGCCCGATTCTCTTTCCGCCGAGAACATAGGGGATGAGACCCGCGCCGCCGACGACCTCGCCATCGGAGAGGCCTGCCCAGAAGGGGCCGCGCGCGCGGAACTCGGCCACGGCCTCGACCAGCGAGGACTTGCCCAAGCCCTCCAGGGAGCGCAGGCAAAAGACCCCCGGCCGGATGGACGCGAGGTGCTCGTCGGTCATGGGCGTGATGGAAAAGCTCACGACGAACCTCCGGGCACGACCTCGGGCACGACACAGGTGATGGTCATGGGCAAGGGGGCATCCTGCACGATGGTCAAGAGACCGTCCGTATCGAACTCGCCGCCCAGGTCGACGCGATGATCTTGCGACACCACAGGAGGAGCCACGTTCGCCGCCGCGTTGCGGGAGTGCGGCAGAATCTGCTCGAAGTTCCCGCCGTCGTCGTCTCCGGCCTTCACCTTGCCGCCGACCGTGGAGCGGAAGCGGACAGAGGCCCGCATCACGCGCTTGAGTTTGGTCTGCATGGTTCCGCCGAGCGCGGCCGACTCGAAGCGCATGGGCTGCAGCACGGAACGATACCCGAGGCCGACGTGGATCTTCTTTGCCGCGCGAGGCAGCGTGACCTTGCCGCCCTGCACGGATTGTGGAGCGATGACCGCGCCATCGGCCAAAATCTGCACCGTCTCGCCTTCCAGATGGTCGAGCCCAGGAACCTCGACGATTTCCTCCTCGCCGTCGTAGCTCAGACCGGAATCGACGAAGAATCCGTCGCGCGCGTCTTCCGCGCCTTCCACGAACTCAGGGTCCATGCGCTCGATGTAGCGCTTGGTCTTCCCTCCGACCGTGCGGCGAACAAGGCACCACAGTTCGTCTCCAGCCGAGCCGGGAATGACCGAGACGGACTCGACGCATCCATCTCCCCCCAGGGGGTGCAGATGCCAGGCGACCACGTTCTCCGCGCGCAGGTAGGTGCATCCGGCCAGCCCGCCGTCTCCCAGGGCGCACCAGAGCACGCCGGACGGCTCGCGGGCATAGTCCATGTCCACCACGCCCGACTCGGTGATGTGCCGGGCCAGGATGGAAATTTCCGGGCTCTTGTACTTGTAGGTGTTGATGTCCCAGGTCATCTCGCGCACATGTCGCCCGCCGCGCGAGATGTAGAGCACGCCATCCGCCACGAGCTTCGCGGGCACGCGGCCGGAGCCGTAGCCGGACTGCCTTTTGGCCGAGCAGGCAGCCGGGGAAAGCGGGTCCGTGTCGGAGCCGCTCGATATCTTTCCCTCACTTGCGCTCGTGCCGAAAAGCAAGTCGTCCTGATCGACAAACCAGGAGAGCGGATTCATGCGCGAACCGCTGATTTCCTTATGAATGGCGTCGTCGTCGTAGGGTGCGCCGCGGTTGTCCGAGGTGTCGTTGTTGGTGTTCGCCCGAAAATCGAGGAAATGGTCGGTGCGGCTTCCCCAATAGCCGAGCGGTTTGTCCGGAGTGCGGCCGAAGAACAACCTGCCCTCGAAGATGCCGACCACGCCCGGCCAGTTAGCGTCCTTCCAGTTCTCCGGCTTGGAGTCGTCGGATTCGAGCACGGCCCAGAACTCGTCGCGCAGCTTGTTCGAGGAATCGTAGATGCTCTCGATCTCGTTCCCGTCCCAATTGGGCGGGTCGGCGTCCTTGAAGGTCAGGGGCAAGGAGGCATTCGAGGCTGCCTGCCAGTAGCCCGAGCCGTGGTACTCGAACCAGCGCACGGCCCCGTCCGGATTCTGACCCTTGACGATGAACTTCTCGTCGAACTCACGGCCGGCGGGCAGGGTCATGGTGTCGCCCTGTTTACCGCTCTTCTTTCCGTCTCCGCTGGCGTCGACAATCTCGATGTCGTAACCGTCGATCCTGAAATCGAGTTCCACGAGTTCCCAATCCGCATGGCCATGACGGATGAGTTTGCGCGGCCGGTGGGCCTGATGCGCGAGATACACGGCGTCGTTCGTCTGCACGAAGCGCACGTCGAAAATCTGCTCCTCGGTCCAGGGGGCCGCGATCTCGTAAGGCGCGTCCTCGTCGTCCAGAATCTGCCCGCCGTCCTTGAAAAACCGGAGATACCCGTCGCCCATCTCGATCTGGTACGACTGCGAATCCGTGGAATCGAAGTCAAAGGCGATGAGACGGGCGGCCTTGTCGGGGTGCTTGGCCTCGGAGATGAATCGCAGTCCGGGACGACGGAAGGCCGCTCCGTGCGGTCGTACCAGCATGTTGCGCAGCCTCCGGCATCCCGAGAAGTATTTCTCGTGGTCGGTCCTTCCCTCCATGTCCGGGGAGAGTTCTCCACCCGTGAAGCCGTTGATGATAGGGGAAAGCGGCGGCATTACCATTCCCTCGCGCTGACAAAGAGGTCTGGGCGGGTCGGCTCGACGTCCTCGGACTCGAAGGCGTTGGCCGCCTTGGCCTTGGAGATGCGTTCCTTGAAGAGTCCCTCCATGCGCTCGACCTCGCTTTGCCCCTTGAGTTTGAAGGCCACGCGCGCGGCCAGCTTCGCGGCAAGAGCGGCGCGGAACAGAGGGGGCATGGCGTTCGGGTCTTTGACGCGGCGCACGTAAAGAACGCTGACCGTCTTTTCGTCGGAGAGCAGCTTTCCGCCCTCGATCTCGTGCGGAGAGGCGGGCACGGCCTCAATGACCTTGATGCAGTCGGAAGGCAGAGAGAAAGCGTAGGCGTACCCCCAGGTCGGTGTCGCCGCGAGACGCGCCAGGGCCACGCGGGCCCTGGCGAATCTCCAGGGATGCTCTTCGATCAACTCGTCGCGGCACTGCTCATAGACGGCGCGGATGTCCCGCGCGGACTGCGTGTCCTGTTCAAGGTCGGCGATGGCCGTGAGGCCGAGCAGTATGAGCGCGTCCGAGGCGATGGAGGCATCCGAGGCCACTGTCTAGCCCTCCCCTTCGCCCTTGGGTCCGTTCTCGCCGGGGCCGGGCTCGGTCGGCCCCTCGACGTTCTCCTGGGGGGCGTCCTCGGGGGTGTTTTCCTTGAGGGCCCGCAGCAGGAAATAGAACTCGGCCAGGGCTTCCTTGCTGCCCTTGAACTCGCTTCCCAGGACGATGTTGATGGCTTCGACGAGCTCGCCGCTCTTGAGCTTCTCGATCTCGGCCACGGCCTCCTCGGTCTTGAGTTCGTCCGCCCGCTTCGCGAGGAGAGCGAACAGGTCGCGTTTCAGCGCGACCTCGTCGACCACGATAGAGCCTTCGGGAACGGCGTCAGCCTTGGCCACAACCTTGACGGGGGTGAAATGGTCGCGCGGAGCGTTGAGCTCAACCTTGGCCCCGGCCTTGACGATCTTGCCGCCGACCATGCAGTCGCGCATCGCGACATAGAGTTTCTTCGACATGACGTTTCCTCAAAACGGGGGGAGCCTCGCGGCGCCCCCCGGCTGGTTTCGCATCCCTCGCTAGCGGGCGAGGTATTCCAGGAAGATGTCGAGCTTGCCCGCAGCGCTTCCGTCGTCCGTGGTCAGCGTGGCTTTGACCGGACCCGCGAGGGTCTCGGGGAAAACATACTGGCCCAGGATGTGGCCGACATTGGAGAGGTTCGCGTTGGCCCCGGAGGCCGTGCACAGGTCCGCCAAGTACTCGAAGACACCGGTTTCTCCGGGGTCCTGGTAGAGTTTGACGGAGAGCTGCTTGCCCGCGGCCAGGGTGAGCGCGGTGTTGATCTGCGCCGTGGCGGCCACGCCGCCCATGGCGCCCTTGACGCGCAGCAGGGCGCCGTTGCCGTCCGCCGTGGTGTTCTGGGGCAGGGCCTGCGCCTTGGCCAGGTACTCGTCGTAAACCTTGAGATGGTGCTTATACATTTTTGCTCCCTCCTTTTGGTCTTCCGACCGGGGGCTAGCTCAGGGACACGGACTCTTCCGTGCCTTCGAGCATGTTGTAGGAGGTGACGATGGGGATGCCGTTCCAGGCCTCGAAGAGGCGAACGAGATCCTTGGTCTGCGGCGTGGTCTGCAGGGAGCCGACACCGGCCGTCGCGCCGTCGCCACCCTTGTACTTGTTGAGGAAGTTCTTGCAGCGCATGTGCATGAACAGCTTGGTGTCGGCGGAATCGGCCCGGACCATGGCCAGCAGATCGTCGATCTGCGCGGGCGTGGGCACATGGGAGGCGTTGATGTTCAGGATGGCGGCCACGGTGCGGTCGTCGGCGATCTGGATACCGAAGTACCCCTTGAGCCGCTGGCCGTAGCCCAGCACGCCGGAACTGTTCTTGTAGAGGGCTCCGTTGGCGATCGGCTTCACGTCGAGCATGGCGCCGGACTTGAAACCCTCGGGGCTGTAGAGGCCCGTGGTGACGCCGGGCTGGAAGCGGACGGCGACGATGGAATAGCAGTCGTCGGTGTCCGCGCCGCCGTCCAGGGCGTTGCCGTTGTCGATGGCGAACTGGCGGAAGTTGTCGTAAACGATCTTCTGCTCCGCGCTCATGCCGGAAGCGCGCAGGATGATCGGCATCTTCTTGGCGAAGTACTTCGCCGGGCCGCCGAACATCTGGCACTTGTCCTCGGCCACGAACATCTCGCCGCCCATGATGTTCAGGTCGACCTTCTTGAGTTCGGAGTCCGCACCGACCTCGGGCAGGGGCGCGTTCATGTCGACGAAGGCCGCGCCCTCGATGTTGACGTTCTCCTCGTAGGCGTTCCAAAGGCCGTGGCTGGCCTCCTCGAACGGGATGATCTCCAGGATCGGAGCCTTTTCGGTCAGGTTGTCGACCTGCTTGGGCTGCTTCTTGGCGTAGTGCGCGGACAGTTCGCGCAGGGTGGCGCTGACGGGAATGGACATGGGTTAACCTCCCTTTTGAGCGTTGGCCCAGACGTCCGTGAGGAAGTCCTGGGTGCTCTGTTCCAGGTCCGTGCCCTGGCCGCCGCCTCCGGGGCCATCCACGAACCTTCCTTCCTTGAACAGTCTGCCGACGAACTCCCAAACCTTGACCATGCCCGTGGAGTCTCCGAAGGTGTCCAGGTAGGACTTCGCCTCCTCGGGCGTGAGTTTGGCGGCCGAGGCCGCGGCCTCGAAACCGCGCTTGGCGGTCTCGCAGGCTTCGGCAGCCTTTTCCGGCGAGCCGTAGGCCGTCTCCAGCGCGGTGGCCACTTCGGCCTTGCGCGCCTTGTTCTCGGCCTCGGCACTCTCCTGCGCCTTCTGCCAGTAGGGGCGGGCGAAGTCGTTGAGGTAAGACTCAACCAATCCCTTCGCCTCCTCGGGCGGAAGTCCGTGCTTGTGCGCGGCCTGACGGAACCAGGTCGCCATCGGATCATCCTTGCCCACACCCTGGGGCAGGTCGAAGGCGTAGTCCTCGGCCTTCTCGGGAACGCCGAGCATCTTGCGGAGTTCGGACCGGTAGGCGGCCTTGTCCGCATCGCTCGCGTCGTCGCCGGGCTTCACCAGCCCCACGGCCTTCTTGCCGATGACCTGCTCCTGGCCCCACCAGGCCCGCGCCAGATCGGCGGGGCTCTTGTAGCCCTGGAGTTTGGGGTGCTCGCGCAGAGGCCGCTTGACGATTGCGCCGTCGTCGCCCTTGTGGTCAAAGGTCAAATCGTCGGGCAGACTCCCCAGCCAATTGGACTCGGAAGGTGTCCCATCGCCGTGTCCGCCAGCGGGGGCATTCGGGTCTCCCATGGTCATTCTGAAATCTCCTCGTTTACAGGGTTGAAGTTCTTCGGGTCGCATGCGTGCTGCAACGCCTGATGCAGGGTCATGCGCCCGTATCTGAACTGGATCTGGTCGGAGTTCTCCCAGGGCTCGGGGGAGTTGCGCGGCTCCATGTGGCACAGCCGGTCGAGCAGCGCGCCGAGCACCTTGCCAGAGGGCGTGCCGAGGCAATGGCGAACGTGCGCGGCCACGGCCTCGGGCTTCATGGAGTCGAGCTTGATTCCCTGACCGAGTTGCATCACGCGCCTCCTATGCCGCCGAGAACGGCCCCGGCCGGGCTGCCCTCTTCGGGCGCGGCAGCGAGGTTCTTGTACTGTCCGAGCATGGCGGCGGCCTGCTGCTGGCGCTGTATCGCGGCCTGTCCTTCGGCGCGCTTCTGGCGCATGGCCATGACCTCGCGCAGGTCTTTGATGCCCTTCTGCGGGAAGTTGCGAAGTTCGAGCACTGCCCGCAGGTTTTCGTCGTGGTTGAAGTTGTCGAGCACCTCGGACCCGGCAATCTGAGCCAGCATGGCCGCGTCCTGGTAGGACTTGAGCACGCGCTGCGGAATCTCCTCGCGCTGCGCCAGGGCCAGGGGCGAGACGTATTCGGTCTTGAGAGACTGACCGGCCAGTTCGCGCGGAATCGGAGGAAGCTCGCCGCGCCGCATCTTGAGCGCGAAGATGCGGTTGAAAAGGGCGTCGTGGTTCTCGGTCTGCTGCTGAATCAGCATGGGAGCCAGAAGGAACATCTTCTCGCCCGCCAGTTCAGAGACCTCGCGCGCCGTGGGGGTCTGCCCTGACTTGATACGGTTCTGCATGGTCTGGAAGAGGTCGACGAAAAAGGCCTCGTTGATTTCCCGCTTAGTCTCCTGGAGCAACTCCAGCGAGAAACGAGGATCGCCGCCCACGTCGAGCGGGCGGAAGGAATCAGGAGTCAGGCGGTCGGAGGCGTTGTAGTAGTTGAGGGCGCGCGGTTTGTAGGAGATGCGGCCCACGAACCCGTCGTGCGGAACCCAATACGGAGGAGCGATGGAGAGTTGCCCGGCCTCCAGAATCAGGATCTTCATCTCGTTGATCATCTTCTCGTCTGCCAGGGCTTCGGTTCCGGGCGAGTAGGAATACGGCGTGCCGGGCAGACGGTAGGAGCGCGTCACGATGTAGGGACACTCGTGGTATCCCTCGGTCGAAACCACGCGGGCATCGCCCTGCTCGATGTACCAGGAGACGAACGGCAGCATGGTCCCGCGAGGCTTTTCCGGGGCATCCTCAACGGGCATGACGATGTGCACGAAGGTGAAGCGTTTGTCGTCGTCACTCTTCCCGCGTGCGGTCTTGATCTTCTCGGAGAGGTGCTCCTCGCCGAACTGCTGCGCCGCCTGGCGCGCGGTCAACTCGAACTCACGGGAAACCGTGTCGACGTGTCCCTGGAAATTCTCCTCGATGTAGATTTGGCGCAGGGGAACATTGAGGAACCGGATGCCGTGCAACTCCGACTCGGAGACGTAGATGCACTGCACTCCGAAGAGGCCGGACTGATGGTAGGCCCCGACCTGGCACGGATAGAACCCATACCGCCACAGGTCGTCGTATAGGTCTTGCTCGTAGGTCTGCAGCCATTCCCGCGCCCAGCGGCTTTTGCCGCGCTCACGGTCTTCGAGCCCCATGGCGAACCAGCGCTGGAACGGCGAGGAGACGCCGGAGAGCAGGCCCGAGGCGTAAACGCGGCTGGCCTGCTTACCCGAAGAATCCACGCGATTCGCCTGGGGCGTGCGCGGATGCGAGGGGGGCGAGGAGAACCCGAAGAACGCGGGGCCCATGTAGTCGGCCACCTGTTCGTAAATCGGATCGAACGGGACTCGCGCCGCCTTCATGGCGCTGTGCCGCTTGAGCAGTTCCTTTGCCAGTTCGTCGGCCATGTTCTAACCCAGCGTTTTCTTGCCCAGGTTCGCCGCGGTGGAGGCGAGGCCCGTGGGGCTGGTGTAAAGATCCTGGGGCTGCTGCGCGGCCATACGGGAGAGCTCACGCTTGCGCGACATGCGCAGCTTGGCCTTGTCCTCTTCCGACTCGCCCGGAAGTGATTCGGGAGGAGGAGGAGCGACCGGCTCGGGAGTCGGAACCTTTGGGGGGGAAAACAAGCTGCCCATGGTGCCTCCTAGTCGGCGAACGCCTGCTGGCCGCCCGCCGTGGTCTTTTCCGTGGTGAAGTTGAAGGAGAAATCCGCCTCCTGCTGGCGCGGACCGGTCTGCGGACGCGAGACGAGCGCCCGGCCTGCTCCGAAACCGCAGAGGAGATACTGCGCGGCCTCGGCAACGTGCGAGAACATGCCCTTGTCCGGCTTGTCCGCGTACCGCTCGCCGCCCACGGCCAGTCGCCGGAAGCAGTAGCCGCCGGCCAGGGCCTTGATGAGCCGCTTGCATTTCGAGGAGATGATCAGCGCGGGCTTGCCGTCGATCAGGCGCGTGAGCCCGGAGGCCACGGCCTCGCGGCGGATCGTGAAATCGTTGCCGGGAACGGGCGAAGGGCGGGCCGGGATGCCCATGGCGCGGAGAATCTCGAACGGCGTACGCTCGTCGGTCTGCGCGCGCTGTTCTCCAGCCGGGTCGCCCCAGGGAGCAGTCACCTCGAATCCGGCATACTGCCCGGTGAGCATGGGCAGGAGCAGCCCGCCGAAGCGGAGACAGCCCATGTCCTCAGTCACAAGTTCGTCGACGATGATCATGCGGCCGTTCGGCAACTGCTGGCCGAGGACTGCAGCCGGGGTCAGGCCGAAGTCGATACCCACGCCGAGAGCGATGCCACGCACGGGCTCCAGGCCATCGACCACGTGGATGTTGTGGTGGAACTCGGGGAAGATTGCCCTTCCGTCCGCCACGAAGGTGTACTTGCCGCAGTAGTAGCAGCGGATGTGCTCAAGGGCTTTGCCCGCGCGGCGCTTCACGTAGTAGTCGGGCTCGATGCCAGCCTGCAGCACATTGCCCAGGGAGTCGAAGCGGGCGATGTTCTCGGCCTCGGGGTTGGGCTCGAAGACGCCGTCCGCGACCTCGACCAGGCCGCCGGGCTGGCGGAAGAACTCCCATCCTTCCGGCGTCTCCTCCTCGGCCAGGCGATGCCACCAATGGTCGTCGTCGGGAGGGTTGGTGTCCATGATGACGCCCGACCAGGTGCAGCGCACGCCGGACTTCATGGAGGGATACCGGCCCACGCGGTCGGACAGCGCGTCCACGATTCCCTTGGGAATCTCGCGCGCTTCGTTGATCCACCCGCCAGTCACCTCCATCGAAAGGAGTTTCTTGACGTCGGCCTCGCGGTCCAGGGCGCGGAAGAGGACTTCCATTTCCATGTCGCGCACGCGGATGCGCTGCGACATGTCCGACCAATTGAAGCGGCCGAAGTGAGCCTCGGGGAACCACTCCAGCCACGTCTTGACGGTCGTGTCCTTGAGCTCGCGGTAGGTGTTGCGAACCACGACGAAGCGCGTCTTGCGCACGCCTGTCTCGGGCTCGGGCTCCTGCTCCGAACCGCGGCGCAGGAGTTCCATGCAGCAGGCCGTGGACTTGCCGGAGCCGACCGGCCCCATGATTCCGCGAACGAATTTGGGGCTTGCGTGGAAGCGGGCCGCCGTGGGCGTGGCGTTGTAAACGACCGTGGCCACCTACGCCCCCGACTTCTCGGGGGCAGCAGCCCCGCCCAGGTTCATCACCAGCGAGAGCGGCTCACCCTCGGGCCCCGTGTGCTCGATGCGCGAGGCCTCGCGCCAGCGGTCCTTGCGCCGGTTGTTCAGCCAGTATTTACCGGCCGTGGTGTCAGGCGGGACTTCCTTGCGCACCTTGGTGACCACGATCTCGGGATTTCCGTCCGCGTCCTTGAGGACCGCCCCGGTCTTGGGGCTCGTGGCATACGTCCGGTGAGTCTCGGTGAAGCGGTAGCCCGTGGCGCGCTTGTGCAGGGCGGCCTCGACCTTGTCGGCGTCGAACTCGTCCTTGCCTTCGCGGCAGGCCGTGGCGAACTCCTCTCGGTCCTTGCGCCACTGCACGACGGTCGAGACAGAGACGCCGAAGGCCTTGGCCAGCGAACGGTCGCTGCCGCCAAGGCGGCACATCTCGCGCGCCTGGTCGGCATACTGCTGGCGGTACTTTGGCGGCCGACCGCCGGGGTTTGCCTTCTTGGCTTTCTTCCGCGCGGTGACCATCAATGCCCCCCCGTGAGGGTGCGCAGCAGCCATTGCCCGGCCAGGGCGGCGGCGCCTCCGGCCAGGGTTGCCCACGCGGTCAGCCGCGCTTGCCCCCTGTCCAGGCGGTCGACGCGACGGTCAATCTGATCAAGCCCTGTGGCCAGGGATTCGATGCGCCGGAAACGCTCGCCGCAGCGCTCGGAAAGCGCGGCCCGGACCTCGGACAACCCGACAAGGATGTCGTTCTGTCCGCGCCGGAGCCCTTCAATCGCCTCCCACAGTTCGCGCACGTCGTCGCCGCTCACGCCTTCTCCTCGCCTTTGCGGGCCTTCGGCCTGCCGCAGTCACAAGGGAACTGGCCAGGCGTCATCCCCTGGCGTGAGGCGCAACCGCTGAAATGGTAGGTGCGATCCGGGCACTCCTCGCAGGGCCAGGGCGTGCGCTCGCGGTGGCGTTCGCACGCCTCATAGCAGTGTCCGGTCTCGATGCTCACTTCCCGTCCTGCCGGGGGGCAAGGTTCGGGGTGTCGCGCATCTCCTGCGTGGTGGCGTGATAGGCGTCGAGATCCTCGACAGAGGGAAGCGAAGGCGCGGCGCAGATTTGGCGCGCGATGCTGATGGAAGACACGCCGAGATGCAGGCCGGATTCGATCAGGGCGATGAGTTCAAGCGGCGTCACGGCTGCACCTCCTGCGTGAAAGTGTTCCAGAGGGTCATGGCGTCGGCCCAGGCCTGCGTGGCATCGGCCAGGAGGCGCCCCCAATCCACGGGCTGCACCTGCGTGCGCGCCCAGGACTCGGAGGCATCGCGCACGAGGATGATGGCGGCCTTGGCCTTGTCGATGGCCGGGGCGATGTTCTCGTCGATGTAGGCGCGCCGCTCGGGCAATGCCTCGCGCAGCCGCGCGCATTCCTCGTGCGCGGCCTTCCAGGCGAGTTGCAGGGCCTGGCCCGTCTGCAGGGCGTAGACGTAGGCGGGCGTCTCGACGGTCTGCCCGGACGCGGTCGTGACCTGCCGAGCAGAGCATCCGGAGGCCACGGGCAGCAGGCAGACCAGGAGCAGCACGCCGAGCAGCGGCTTGATGTCCTTGCGCATGCGGCCGTAGATGGCGGCCACGCCGCCCAGGATGGCGGCCAGCGAGCCTCCGATGATCTCCATGTTCTGCTGCAGCAGGTCGACGATCGGCTGGTTCCAGTCGAGTTGCAGCAGGGCGAAGAAGCCGCCCAGGATGGTCACCAGCGCGCCCTTGATGGTCGTGGATTTGAGAATGCTCTTGGTCTCAGCCATGGTCAGCACCTCGCGCTTGTAAATCTTCAATTCGTACCAGCGGGCCGCGCGCTTGGCTTTGGGTTTGCTCAGTCCGAAACTGCGGAGGCGACAGAAGACGTGCAGCGGGTTGAAAATATGCTGGCAGTGAAGGCGAACCATCCCGGCCATCGAGTCTCCTGCGGCCACGAAAAAACGGCCTGTCAGTCGCTCGACTAACAGGCCGCTTGATAGGCGCGGAACACTAAATGGCTATTTAGGGCACTTTCTGCGTTTACCGTGGATTACGACGCTTTCCTGACCTTCTCCTCGGTCGTGCAGCGGTATCCGCAGGCCTGGCAAATCCGTTGCCGCTCAATCATTCCCGGCTTTGCCCGCGTGTCAACGACGGTCAGGCGGGTGTCGCAGTTCGGACAGTTTTTCGGGAGGAACTCATTCTCGCTCATTGCCACCCTCCTTTTCCGCATCGGTCGTGCCGATCCGGAGAGACTGTTTGGCGGAATACCTCTTGACCAGCTCCGGATCGAGGCGAACGCATGAAAAGAATTTTGGGAGCACGTCTCCCAGGCTAGCCGTCGCCATTGCCACCCTCCTCGCCCACGTCGGGCCGGATCTTCGTTGCACACAGATAGTCGAGAATCCCGGCACGAGTCACATAGCGCGCCCCGCGGGGGGAATCTTGATGCACGACCAGCACCCCCCGCGCCGCCGCCCTCTCCAGCGTGGAGAGGCTGGTCTTGCGCAGCGCGGCGAACTCGCGCAGGTCGTAAACCGCGTCGGGAAACAAGGCGGCCATCTCGGCCCGGTAGGTGTCCGCGATCATGCCGCCCTCGGAGTCTGGACAGGCACTCCGACGTCCATGCCGAGGATCATCTCGTCGACGAACGCGGAGTCGATTCCTTCCAGGTAGGACATGGTACTTTCGATGGAGACGTGCGCGAGCAGTTTCTGCATCGTGCGCAGCACGTCCACGGGCTTTCCGCGCGCGGCCAGGGTCTTGAGCTTCTCGTAATGCTCGGCCGCGAACGTCTTGCGTAGACTGTGCGTCCCGAGACGTCCCTCAAGGCCGGCGCGGGCGAAGGCCTTCTCAAGGATGCGCCACGCCTGTTTCCGGTTGATGGATTGCGGCCGTCCTTCGGCGTCACCCCGGCGGCTCACGAACAGCGGCATGTCAGGCGTGAACATGCCCGCGCGGATCATCTCCATGACCCACGCCCGGAGAGCTTCGCGCGCCGCAGGGTGCAGAAGGACGGTTCGTGAGGAGGTCTTCCCCTTCATCGAGCGCCTGGCCACGGTCACGCGCTGCACCATGCGCCCGTTCTGGAACAGATCGGGCATGCGTAGCGCCAGCATCTCGGAGACGCGAAACCCCGTGCACATCCCGAGCATGACCAGCGCACGGTCGCGCAGTTCATACGGGCCGCGTATCGCGCGAAGGAATGCGGCGCGCTCCGTCCTGGCCAAAGGGCGGCATCCTCGCATCAAAATACCCTCCTCTCAAACCTGAAATCCCACCAGAGGAATGAGCGCCACTCCTCACGGCCGAACCATTCCAAAAAAGGAGCCGCCTCCATCCAGTTTCTCCAGCGCAAAACCAGACCAGCGAAGGCGACGTATCCGTGCGTCGAAGCGTAATACGACTCGAAAACGGTTAGTTTCCGAGCACCTGAAAACCATACCAATCTGGTCAGTCTGTTCGGAAACTCGTGACGTGGCGTGGTATCTTGCTTGCAGAGTCCAGGCTTTCCGTTCGGAAACCCCCTTGACGCAGAAGTCCCGAAAAGGAACGTCATCGCGCGGCACAGAGGTTCAAATACTTTCATTGTACGCCACCTATCCAGCCAAAGGGAACTTTCCTGCTTTTGTCCCATTCGTTTCGAGGAGCATGGTTGAAATTTCGATTTCCTGTGGTTCATCCTCGTTCGCCAGGGCGGCCAGGCCACGATACAAAAACCTCTTCTCGTCAGGGCCGACGAGGAGCTCGAAGGAGGCGGCCTTGACCATCTCCTCGGGCTGGATCTCCGCGCCGCAATCAGGGCAGCGCAGCGGCCATGCCTTACGTACTCCCATTGCTTGCCTCCTTCCTTTTGGCCGTCGCCTTGGCGGCCTGCCGCTCCTTCCTGGCCCACTCCTCGACTCCTGGGGCCGGAGGATGGCACGCCCTGCATACCAGGGCGCCCCCGGCATTCTCCCAGAACGCCGTGGAGGAGCACCCGGCGCAGAGGATTACGCCGCGTGCGGCGGCAATTCCGGCCACTTCCCGCCCAGCGCGAGCAACACTTTCGCCGGATACTGAGGATTGCGGAACACGCCCGGCCCGATGACCGCGCCGCGGCCTCCGTTGTAGGCCGAGCAAACAGCGTCCCAGCCGAACGAGAGGAACTTGTCGCGGAACCTGGCCAGCACGGCGCAGCCCAGCGAGATGCCGATGGCCGGATCGGAAAGCTCGGTCAGCCATCCGCGAAAGCCGTGCTCGCGGGCGACCTGCCCCATGACCTGCATGGGCCCCCAACTCGTGGCCCGGAACATGCGCTCGGTCTCCAGCGTGCAGGCCTTCGGGTATTCATCGCGCCGGATGTCGGCGTGTTCCACGTATTTCTTGAAAAATGCAGGCTCATACCGTGCGGCCTGGGGGGTTGAGGACGACTCCACGCGCATGATGGCCCGGACCAACTCGTACGGAAGAGCGCGGTCGTAGGCCTCGGACATGGCCACGGTGTCGAATGGGCTCAGAAATCCATTCCCGAAAACCCTTACCACGGTCATGCGTCCACCTCCCGCGCCGTCTGGCGCAACTCGTGAAGTTCGCCCAGAACGCGGTCGACGTAGGCAGGCTCGCAGCGCACGCCGCATTTCGTGCACCGCCACGGGCTCATGGGATCGCGCTTGTCCCACTCGTGGGAGCAGGCGTCCACGATGGAGTGGTCCGCCTGGTGCATGTCCGTCCATGGCTTACGCCAAGGGACAGGCGAGAGGAAAGAGGCTCCTCCTTCCTCTCGCAGGATGAAAACTCCCTCCCCGGTCAACACGAACAGCCTATCCTTGTGCACGCACAAGGACGCGACGGGTGGATGGCCCGAGGAATCAAGACGATTCGTGTTGGAGAGTCGCTTTGGGCACATTTCACTGGGCGGGGGAAATGGGACCTCCGGAGCGGGCGGAATAATTGTAACAGGGAAGAGATTATATTTGACAAAAAGCTCCTTAAAGCGGTGATATTTGGCTAACAATTCCCTAATCATGTTAAATTTCATCGCCACCCTCCTCGCCTGCGCTCTTCCTCGCTCTTCCTCGGACGTCCGCGCCTTCGCTTCGGTCCCTTGGCGCAACTACCGCAGGCATCCGGATAAATCCCGTTATGGTACTTGGCGTGACCACGCCGGACGTTGCACTCGCCAAGGCAGATTCCCTTTCCAGCGAGTTCACACCAGAGCGGATCGTCGCTCATGCGTTCCCCTGCAGGGGCGGGTCGTTCGCCCCGCGCAAGGCCTCCCTGATCTTCGGACCCCAGCGCCGCGCGGCGTCATGGTAGGCGCGCTTCTGCTCGTCTGTCGGAGTGCCGATGGAATCGACCTTACCCGAACCGCTTTGGCGCTGCGTCTCGGACAGGGCTTTCTTCACCAAGGCAACGACGTTCATGCCCGGCCGCAACTCTTCGAGATTCGCGCGCAGATAGGAAAGCGCCGCGGCGAGTTGCTCCAGCGTCATCGCGCGCAACTCCTCGAAGATTCCAGTGAGCACCGCCCCGTCAGGGCAGCGGCGACCGAAGTGGGCATAGAAATCAGGTATGAGCAGGTCGAAATCCTGGCGCATCATGGGGCACCTCCGGCGCCAGCGCCAAGCGCGGCACTGACCACGGGATGATATTGGGCGAGATCCAGGCCGTGATGGATGCAGAACCTGTTCAGATAGTCGACGCCGTGCTGGGAGCAATACTGGATAGCCTTGTCCTGTAAGGGCAGGCGGTCGACGCGCGGCACTGGAACGGATGGAATCCGCGGCCCTGCCCTATCCTGCGCCCGCTTTAGCCAACCAGTGACAAATCCGAGTATGCCACGGTCGGTCTTGCGCTTCTTTGTGTTGGCCAGCAGCCATTCACGCATCTGCATGGCCTCGCGCACCACATCCACGCCGGGATAAATCGGGGCCTTTTCTGCAGCCCAGGATGCGGTCAGGATAAACTCTCTGCCACCTGCCAAGGGAAGTGCCACGATCGCGCAGTCATCTCCCCCTTTGAACGTGCCGAGCCTTTTCTCCTTCCTAGGGGAAACCTCGTCGACACTATCCACGGCGACGAACTGCTCGTGACTCCCGCCGTTAGGCGGGAAGTCCGAGCAAGAATCTCCGTCAGGAGATTCCTCCTTCTGTTTATGGTACTGATATTGATACTGATTCGACGACCGTTCCCGAATGGTTTCCAAAACTGTTTCGAAACTGTTGTCGAACGGTTGACAATAAGCCTCAAGTGAACCTAACAATAGTCTGTAATGACAAAACTTATCCGGTAGATCGAGGGCGGCTCGGGCTATCGCCTTCCGCTGATTCGGATTCTGGGGCTGATTCCACTTGAGATACTTCGGGAGGAAGACGAAGGAGGTTTTCTCGCACAAAAGCGCGAACGCGCTCTCCGGGTTTGGTGACAGTTCCTTGAACCATTTAGAAACAGTTTCGGAACTGTTCCCTAAATCATCGCACACATAGGCGAGAGGGAGGCGATACGCCCCGAGAATGCTCCGATGCGGGCACGAAAGGAGATAGGCCCCAAGACACGTCGCGCCGAGCGACAAGCCTTCTGTCCTGGCCCATGTCCAAAATCGGTCGTGAATAACCCCGTATTGGCCCATGATCTCCTCGAAATATTATTTTTGCGGCTCGTGGCCGTATGTGTTCAGACGAGAGGGAAGGGACCTGTCGGCCAGGAACGCGCCGAAGGAATAAGCGACGGATGCGCGCACAACATCGGAGGGCTTGCAGTTGCACAAATGGGCGAGATCAAGAACCCGGCCCCACTCCACAAGGGGGAAATCCACGCTTGACTTGTGCTTATCCCCCTCGAATTTTGCGTCCCGCGGTCCGGTCATCGTTTCTCGCGAAACGGATGCCAGACGCCGCGAGCGCGCCCAGAACACAACGGCGGCAGATCCGAGAAGAACACCGAGGAAAAGCGCGAGAATGAGCGGAAGATACGAGCATTCCCAGAACATATTCTCTCCTTTAACTGGCCTTGGCCGTGACGCAGCGTTTTCCCTCGCGCAACAGGAAATCCATCAACCGCAGCTTGTGCGCGGGGAAATCGGCCTCTCCGGACAACGCCTGGCGGCGGGCCCTGGAGTAGGCCGATGCGTCTGAATAGCCGAGTTCCTGCCCGGCGGCACCGTGGCTGCCGTACAGTTTCCGCATTTCCTCGAATTTGTTTTTAAGGTCCATGAAATAGGGGTTTATGCAAATTGCATAATGCGGTCAAGGGCAATTTTCCACCTCGATAAAATATGCAAAAAGCATAAAGGTATCACATGAATACAGTTTATGCATATGAATTTGAAAGAGAAATGATCCGTCAAGTCATTTCCTTGATGAAGGAAAAGGGGCTAAATTACTCCACTTTGGCGCAAAGCGCCTTCGGCCCTGGCCAGAAGTCCATCGACCGCCTAAAACAGATGCGCATGCCGAGAAAGGAGACGGGAAAGCCGCAGAGCGTGACCGTCTCGGATGCCGTGCTGCTCGCCTCGGTCCTGGGAATGGATGCGGCGACCTTGTGCTTCCGCGTGGCACAGGTCCTGGAGTTGCAGCGGAAGTCAGAGGCGAAGAGTCTTCCCCTGTCAGGGGAGCAACGGGCACTCTCTGCCGCAGATGGATCGGCCACGTATGAGGCCAGGAAGGGTTAAGGAGAATATATGGGCCGCCACGCGCTACTGCTCGTCGTCCTCAATGTCTTGCTCACGGCCATCGTGGCCGCCGTCCTCTTTGTGCAGCACCAGGAGTTCGGAATTTTGCGCGAGCGCCTGGACATGGTCGAGGACAGGCAGCGGGTGTCCCTTTCCTATCTTGAGGAGATCCGCAAGAACGCCACAGCCGCGGCAGACGCCTCCGATCTGGCCGCGCGCGTGAGCATCGGAGAGGCAGGAGCGAAGAAGTGATCCGCCCAGCCCTCATCTCCGTCGCCGTTCTTCTGCTCCTGGCATCCCCCCCTGCAGCCGCGGCCGATGACGCCACATGCATTCGGGCCATAGACGGGGATTCTCTTGTGGTGAAAATCGCGGGAGGAGATGTTCTAAAAATCCGCCTGATCGGCGTGGATGCCCCTGAGCATGGCCAGGAATGGGGCCAGGAGGCAAAGGCATTCGCTGAGACGTGGTGCGATCAAGGAGGCCTCTCCCTTGAGTATGACAAGGAGCGCACCGACCGCTACCACCGCACGCTGGCCTACGCCTGGCGCAACGGCGCCATGTTCAACGAGCAACTTGTCCGCGCAGGCCTGGCCATCCCTGTCTGCTACACCCCAAATTGCAAATACCTCAAGCGACTGCACATGGCAGAGACAGAGGCCAAGACAGCCAAAGCGGGTTTTTGGGCACAGGGCGGACTCAAACTTACCCCGGCTCAGTTCAGAAAGAAGCAGCCCCCCAAGTGAACCACCTTCCATAGACCACATCCAAATCCTCAAGGCCGAATCCTAGACCGCTCTCAAAAAAGCCTCATAACTCACCAGCATCTATTTAATTCTCCAGAGGAAAATATTCTGGACTGATAGGCTGCGCCATCTTTTTATGCAAATTGCATAAAATTTTTCTTGCGCGATTATGCAAATTGCACTAATCCTCGCCTCAAGGACACCCTGTCACGGACCGCGCGGCGCCACGTCACTCCCCCGCGAAGTGCGCCGCGCGGTCCAAACGACACCGAGGAGAGGATCATGCAGAATGCATACGATCTCAGCGCCGTAAAATTCAACGACTTCATGGACCGTGTGCGCGAATCCACAGGACTGCGCACGCAGATTCAACTCGCCGAGGAGCTCGGCATTCGCCAGTCGTCCATCTCGGACGCCAAGCGCCGTGGCCAGGTTCCCGCCGCTTGGCTTCTCACCCTGCTCTTCAAGCGCGGCATCAACCCCGTGTGGATGCTCTCCGGTCAGGGCGCACGCTACACTGCCCCGGCCGACTCCGAGGGAAATCTCGCCGCTCCGCCCACTCCCAATCCCTTGACCATGAGCACCGAGCACTTGGCCGCTATGGTCGTCGAGCGCTGCCGCGCGGCTGGCGTGGATGCCGCCTTCGTCATCGGAGAGCGCAACGCCCTCGCAGGATATGCCATCCCCACCGAGACCATTCAGCCCGACACCACCGGAGCGAGGCCCCTGTCATGAGCGGCGAGATCAAACCCACTCGGCCTCACACGCCCGGACCGCTCCAGTTTATCCAGCAAGAGCAGTTCCGCGCATCCGTCTCGGCCATGCGCGCCTCTTCCATCGTCTCCGGCATCGAGGCCCTCGCCGACCTGTGCCACGCCGAATTGCGCCTGGACCTGTCCGCCGTGACCGCCACCATCGAGCGGCTGGAGCGCGAGGGGAAGATGCAGCGCGGCCTTGCCGCCCATGAAGCCCTTGCCCTAGCCGAGATACTGGGGGCCTGTTCCGGGAAACTCTACCGCATCGCTTCCCTGCGTCAGAGCGTCGACTTCGTGGAGGAGGAAATGGCCTACCAGCCCAAGGCGGTTGGAGAGTAGCCATGCGCTCCCTGGCCTGCCTCCCCATCCCCGCCCAGCGTGCCCACTATGAGATGTGGTGCGCAGTCCTGCGTGACGAATACGAACGTCGCCGCGCAACGTGGCGTGAAAACTCCCCCCAAAAAGAGCCGAGCCTTTGCCTTACTCTCGCCGCCCTGGCCGTCCTCGTCTTCCTGCTCTTCTGCCTGGCGGCCTTCGTCCCGAACGATGCCGGAGCGCATCCCGCGCCCGGTTCATTCTACACGCTTCACACCCAAGGAGGATCAAGCATGAGCGCCACGGTTCTTTCCGTACAGACCCTCAAGTCTGGCGACCTCGTCAACCGCATCAACACCGCCCTCGACGCCCTGGGCAAGGACATCCTCGACCGGCCCGAGACCAGCAAGGCCCGTACCATCACCGTCACCATCGCCATCACGCCCAAGCCGGACTTCAACGAGATCGACTACAGCGTGAAGACCGGCCTTCCGCCCGATCCGGCGTGCAAGTCTATTTGCTACACCGGCAAGGAAGGCAAACTCGTCCTCACCACCACGGCCGAGAACCTCATGAAGCCCCTCTCCCTGCGCGACGCCAAGGCCGCCGCCGCCAACGACGCCTAAACCGTACATCCACGGAAAAAGGAACCAAGCCATGATCGAAAAACTCATCGACGCCCTGCGCTCCGCGCTGAACCCCACGAACACCGTGGCCCGCGTGGACACGACCCAGACCCCGGACGGGGGCGATCTGCTGCTCATGCACAAGGACTACGCCGTCCACGCCCTGCCCACCAACGTCCAGGACTTCACCTTCGAGGATATGGACAGCTTCGAGAAATTCGCCTCGGCCCACGTTGACCCGAAGTCCGGAGCCATCTTCTACTCCGACGACGGGATCAAGGCTGTGCACCACATCGCTAAGCCCTGGTTCGGCGGCGCGGACTACAACTTCAAGAAGTCTACCCGGCTCATGGAATGGCTGCAGTCCGGCCCCATGTCGCCCAAGAACTTCCGCGACTTCCTGCAGGCCAGCCTCAGGGCGGGGGAACTCGATCCCACAGGCGAGCAGCTTTTCATCGCCATGGCTTCCATCAAACTCAACGCCAGTATCGAGTTTGAACTCGTCACCGAAGACCAGCAGTCCATGGGCTTCTCCATCAAGCAGGACAAGGCTGCTGGTAGCACTGAGTTCCCCAAGGAAATCAACGCAGTGCTGCCCATCTTCGAGGGAGAAGACGAGTGCGTGAGCATCCCGTGGCGCCTCGCCTTCAACCAGCCAAACCCGGATAATACCCGGTGCACCTTCCGCCTCGACTGCCCGATCTTGGACGTCATCGTGCGCGCCGAGGTCGAGAAGCGCATTACCCGGCTCAAGGCCGCGCTCGAAAACCACCCCTTCTATCGCGGCCATCCCGACTTCAAGGACATCAACAAGAACCTGATCGGCTGATGCCGGACAAGGACAGGCGGCCGGGAGCCCCCGGCCCGGCCGCCACATGCGAAACCTGCAGATATCACCACCCAACCCCGTGGCTCGACGACTGCGGCCTGGACGACTGCAGGAACGGGAGCAAGTGGGAACAGAAAGAGGAGCCAACCATGCCCGCCAAAGACCAAGACCGCGACCAGCACGCGGCCCCCGCCACCACCTCCCGCCCCATAGGCCTCGCCTGACCTTCCCTCACCACCTTCCCCGGCCAACCGGGGAAGCGCCCGAGCGAAGGTCAGAAAAAGGAGCATCCCCATGACCGACCAGCAAGAAGACAAGCCCCGCCTCCTGCGCATCCGGCAGGTTTTGGAGGTCGTGCCGGTCAGCAGATCCACGATCTGGGAATGGGTCAAGAAAGGCCACTTCCCCAAGCCCATGCGCATCGGAGCGCGCACCACCGTTTGGGACGAGGAAGAGGTCAACGACTTCATAAAGCGCCACAAGGCCGCGTGAGGCGAACATGCACCCCAGATACCTCGAACAGAAAATCCCAGAGGGAGAGACGCCGACCATTCGCCTCCTGCGTGAC